ACGACAAGTCGGCCGACGGCATTCAGCGCGTGTTCCAGCAGGGCGCCGAGAACCAACTGATCCCGGTGGACAACTGGGCGCTGTTTGCCGAAAAGGGCGGCATCAAGGGCCAGGTGGACTGGGTGCCGATTGAGCAGGTGGTCAACGCCATCAATCAGCTGCGCCAGTACCGCCAGGACAAGGTCATGCAGATCTACGAGGTGCTGGGCATCTCTGACGTGATGCGTGGCTCGAGCCGCGCCAGCGAGACGGCCACCGCCCAGCAGATCAAGGCCCAGTTCGGCAGCACGCGCATTCAGCTGATGCAGTTCTACATCGCCGACTGGATCTCGAGCGCACTGCGCATCAAGGCCGAGATCATCTGCAAGCACTGGCAGCCCGAGACGATCATCAAGCGCAGCAACATCGAGCGCACGCCCGACGCCCAGCTGGCGATCCCTGCCGTGCAGCTGCTCAAGGACGAGCAGATGGCCCAGTACCGGATTACGGTCGAGGCCGACAGCATGGCCGCGCTGGACTGGGCGGCCGAGCGTGACGCGGCCGTGCAGTTCATGCAGGGCCTGGGCGCGTTCGTGTCACAGGTAGCGCCGATGGCCCAGTCGGTGCCGGGCGCCGCTCCGGTGCTGCTGTCGCTGCTGCAGTGGAGCGTGAGCAAGTTCCGCGTGAGCACGCAGATCGAGTCGATCCTCGACCAGGCCATCACGGGCCTCAAGCAGCAGGGCATGCAACAGCAGCAGCCCAACCCGATGCAGATCGCCGAAGTCGAGGAGAAGAAAGCCGGCACGGCCGAGCGCATGGCGAAGGCCAAGAAAACAAACATCGAGGCCGACGGCCAGGCGATGGAATTGGCGGCCATGCAGCAGCTGATGCAGCCGCAGGGCAACCTGCCGCCCGCGATTCCGCAGGGCCCGGCCGTGCAGGGCGCGATGCCCCCGATGCAGTGAGGTGAGACATGAAAGCTGATGAGTTTGTGAGTCTTGCCCTGCTGGGCCGTGACCTTGCGCACCTGGCGCACTGGAAAACCAAGAACTACGCCGAGCACATTGCCCTGGGCGCGTTCTACGAGGGCTTGCTGGAGTTGCTTGACGGGTTTGTCGAGCAGTACCAAGGCTATTACGGCCGGCGCATGGAAATCGAACTCGAGGACGACGACAAGTCCAAAGACATCCGCAAGACGCTCGAGTCGCAGGTCGAGTGGATCGAGATGAACCGCTACGAGATCTGCGACAAAGACGAGACGGCCTTGCAGAACGTGATCGACGAGATCGTCGGTCTGTACCAGAAGACCCTGTACCTGTTGACGTTGGAGTGAGGGATGGACACAGAAGCACTGATTGCAGCCCTGCGCGACCGAGCACGCAAGTTCGTGTCGCTGGACACGCCGGAGGACGCCGACCTGGCCGACACGGCCATCGACATCGGCGCCGGTTTCCTGCCGGTGGTTGGCACGGCCCAGGCCGGCCGTGACTTTGAGCGTGCGCGCCGAGAGGGCGACAAGATTGGCATGGCGTTGGCGAGCGTTGGCGCGGTGCCTGTCGTTGGCGGCGCGGCCAACCTGGCGAACAAGGTCCGCAAAGGCAAGAAGGTTGCCGACAAGATTGCTGACAGTGCGCCATCGCTGCGAGAGGTGATCGAGAAATCGGCAAGCCAGGCTGATGCGACGACCGCCAACATCAAGCCAAAGGTCGAGAAAATCACGCTGGACCTGCGCACGCCTGAAGGTGAAGCCGAATTCGTTAAGAAGTACGGCCGCAAGCCTGTTCACACGATGACCGAGCAGGAGCGTGTGGCGAAGTTCGGCCCCGCGATGGCAGAGACGCCTGAGGTGAGGCTCTCTGACCTCAAGAGCCGCAAGGAACTTGCGATTCCTGGGGGTCTTGATGCAGATGCGCCCCCGATGACTTTGGCCGATCAAGCCAAGATCTCGGCGCAGGCGATTGACTACAACGAGATCGACCCGCGCCTGGCGTTGGACATTCACAAGCGACTGGTCAAGTCGGTCGACCCCGGCGCTGACCCGTCGCGCCTGGAGTTGATGAACCGTCTTGGGTTCGGCATCACATCGGGCAACGCGCCCATCACGAAGAACTTGCTGGAGTGGGCGCAAATGCGCCCCCGCAGCGAAGACGAGATTGCTGAATGGGCGAGTTATTCGCCCGTCGGCCTGAACCAGGCAATCCCTGGTGAGGGGGCTGCAAACCGGTTCAACAGCGCGATCAATGAAGCGTATGGCGTGCAGGCTTCCGGCCGTGGCGGCACTGGTGTGGCGAACACCGCCAACCGGCAGTACGTGTCGGAACTGGCAAGCATGCTGCGCCAAAACGATGAGTTCTTCCGGCGTGCTCCGAACGAGCCCGAGGCCAGCTATGTCGAACGCCTGATGAACCAAGTGCGCGGCCTTGGTCCGAAGACCGGCTCTCTGGGCTTTGCAATGGTCGAGCCTCAGACCTCCAACATCTCCGCAATCGACCGCCACATTGCAGACCTCACGCGTGAGGCTATCCGCGCCAACCCTGGCACGCGTGCTGTGTATCAGCAGCAGATGCTCAACGCGTTCAACAACGCGCAGCCCAAGAGCAGGCAGGCCAAGCTGTACGAAACCGCCCGCAAACGCGCTGGCGCTGATGCCGACAAGATCGAGGCAGAGCAGTTCCGCAACGTGGTTTCAACGCCGCAAGAAACTAAGTTCCGAGACGCAAAGACCGGCGAGATCCGCAGCACCATTCCTGCGCACCTGCGCAATCTTCCGTTCTACGAGCCTGACAAGGCGTCAACGATTGGCCCGATGTACGCCACCGCCCTGCGCATGATCAAAGAGGGTGGTGAGCCTCGAGGCATTGGTGGTTTCTCCAACCAATGGTTCGACTGGGACTTCCAGCGCTCGCGTGCAGAACCTCACGCCGCTTTGAACCCAATGGCAACGCAGATGGAGCGCATGACGCCCGAGGAATACAAACTGGTCCGCGACACGTTCTCTGAGGCTGGTGCAATGCGCACTGCAAAGAACCCGCAGACAGGTCGCCTCGAGCCGCTCAAGCCGACTGATGATTTCCGCAAGCTGATCTACGGCCGCGCCGACCCTGCGTTGCTTGGTCTGGTGGCTGCAGGCGCTGGCGGTGCTGCAACTGTCGCAGCTTTGCGCAACCGCAAGAAGGAAGAAGAGGAGAAGGAAGAGAAATGACCCGTCGCCGCTACATCCAGATGAAAGAGCCGCCCTACGAACTCATCGAGATCACCGACGACTACCAGGCGCCCATGCGCACCGACTCGGGCGCGCTCTGGGGCGACCGCAGCTACGACGGGCTGCGTGCGACTGATGGCACCGACATCAGCACGCGCACGAAGCACCGCGAGTACATGAAGGCAAACGGCCTGGCGACGGTCGATGACTTCAAAGAGACTTGGGCGAAAGCCCAAGAGCAGCGTGACCACTTCCGACAGCACGGTGGCACGATCACGCGGCGCGACATCCGTTCCGCGATTGAGCAACTACAAGCAAGGCGATAAACATGAATGAACCCACGACATCACTGCGCGACGCCATCGAGTCCGCGATTGAGGAGCCAGAAAATGCAGATGCTGCGCAAGCACCTGCTGCCGAGCATTCTGATCCTGCTCCTGCTGTACCTGATGCTGCGCCCGACGTGGCACAGCCTGAAGGCGATGCGCCGCAAGCCCAAGACCTGAACGCACTGGCCGAAGGCGATCAATCGAAAGATGTTCAGCAACAGCCGCGCGACGAGCAAGGAAAATTCAAGCCAAAGGACGAGGGCATCCAGCCTGGTCCAAAGTCGGGGCCCAAACAGCAGGGCGACCGGGCGCCGGCCTCATGGAGGCCTGAGATCCGCGAGCACTGGGGCCAGCTGCCCGAGCCGGTGCGCGCTGAGATCGCCCGGCGCGAGGTCGAAGTGCAGCGCACGCTGCAGGAGTCGGCTGAGGCGCGCAAGACCGTGGACGCGGTGATGCGCACCATTCAGCCCTACGAGGCGTTCATCAAGGCCGAGAACAGCAACCCGTTGCAGGCCATCGACAACCTGATGAGCACGGCCGCTCGGCTGCGCACCGGCACGGCGCCAGAGTTGGCCCAGATGGTGGCCGGCATCGTCAACCAGTTCGGCGTGGGCCGGTTCGGCAACGGGTTCATCGAGGCGCTGGACCAAGCCCTGGCCGGGCAGACCCCGCAGGTGGACCCGCAGCAGGCTGCGATTGAGCAGGTGCTCAACCAGCGCCTGGCGCCGGTGCAGCAGATGCTGACCCAGTTCCAGCAGGCCCAGCTGGCCCAGCAGCAGCAAGTGCAGGAACGCGCCGTCAGCGAGGTTGCTGATTTCTTGGGCAAAGCCGAGTTCGGTGAGGACGTGCGCGAGGACATGGCCGACCTGCTCGAGACGGCGCAGCGCCGCGGTCAGCCCCTGAGCCTGGCCGAGGCCTATAAAAAGGCCTGCCTAATGAACGACAACGTGCGCGCCGTGATCGCCCAGCGCGTCAAAGCCCAGGGCGCCCAGCAGCAGACCCAGGCCGCGCAGAAGGCGCGTTCGGCGGCCGTGCAGGTGTCTGGTGCGGCGCCGGTGGGTGCGATGCGCCAGGAGCCCACAGACGTGCGCTCGGCCATCGAGGCTGCCATCCAGATGTCGTCGCGCTGATGACATAATGACACCATGTTGAGGGGTCACCCTCACATGGTGTGCCCAAGCACCCCAGCCACCGCAATGCTCCCAGGAGACACCGCAATGGTGTCCCACCTGCGACCCAGACGGACTGAGATCGGTTCGCGTAGGCGCATCTGAACAAGGTGGGCGCAAGCCCGTATCCAACACTCAGATGGAGAGTTAATCATGGCATTTCCAAATGTCTCCGACATCGTCGCAACGACGATTCAGAACCGTTCGCGCCAGATCGCGGACAACGTCACCAAAAACAACGCCATCCTGGCGAAGCTGAACCAGCGCGGCAACGTGCGCACCATCAGCGGCGGTAACGTGATCTTTGAAGAACTGTCGTTCGCTGAGAACGCAAACGGCGGCTTCTACTCTGGTTACGACCTGCTGCCTGTGGCCGCTCAGGACGTGATCAGCGCCGCTGAATTCCAGATCAAGCAGTACGCAGTCCCGGTCGTTATGAGCGGCCTGGAAATGCTGCAGAACTCTGGCAAGGAGCAGTTCATCGATCTGCTGGAAGCCCGCCTTGGTGTGGCCGAGAGCACGATGATGAACGAACTGTCGCAGTCGATCTACAGCGACGGCACCGGCTCTGGCGGCAAGGAAGTCACCGGCCTGAACGCCGGCGTGCCCTCTGACCCGACCACCGGCACCTACGGCGGCATCGACCGTGCCACTTGGACGTTCTGGCGCTCCAAACTGTACGACTTCAGCACCAGCACCGGCGGCAACGCCACCGCGTCCAACATCCAAGCCGGCATGAACAACCTGTGGGCCCAAACCACCCGCGGTTCTGATCGTGTTGACCTGATCGTGATGGACACGAACTACTGGTCGCTGTACCTCGCCAGCCTGCAGGCGCAGCAGCGTTTCACCAGCCCCGACACCGGCAACCTCGGCTTCCCGTCCATCAAGTTCATGGACGCCGACGTGGTGCTGGACGGTGGTATCGGTGGCTTCTGCCCGAGCAACACCGCCTTCTTCCTGAACACCAAGTTCCTGAAGTGGCGTCCGCACAAGGACCGCAACATGGTCCCGCTGTCGCCCAACCGTCGCTACGCCATCAACCAGGACGCTGAAGTTCAGATCCTGGCCTGGGCTGGCAACCTGACCTGCTCTGGCGCCCAGTTCCAGGGCCGCATGCAGAACTGATTGGTGGGCCTGTCGTGGGTCACCCTTCCCGAGGGGTGGGGTGACCCACATCCTCGGGTTTTTTGACGGAAGGAAAAAATCATGGCAGCAACCTTTGGCGCAGCAGTCTCTGCAAACGCGCCTGCAGTCGTTGACACCGCCGCGTCGCAAGACACTGGCGCTGTCTCTCAGGGCATCGGCCTCACTGGCGCTGACGAGGCGTCCATCAGCGGCTGGCGCATCGGTGCATCGGCAACGACCACCGATCTCAAGATCGACACCGGCGACGGGCCGGGCGTTTGATCATCAACATAAAAGGAAAACAGCATGCAACCCACGACCCCCACTGATTTTTCGCAGATGCCTCTGCCGCAACCCAACGAAAGCCGGTTCTCTTACGACAACCGGCTTTACGTCGAGTTCTACCGCAAGCCGGTGCAGCATGAGGCGCAAAGCAAAGAGGCCGGGCGCGCCATCTACGTGGAGGTGGACTACATCCGCATCCACACGCCGGGCGACAAGTCCAGCGTCATCGACCGCCCGATCAACGCCCTTGATGTGCAGCGCTTTGGCGACCGCTACAACAAGTGGAAAGCCGGCCAGGCCGAGGCCGTGATTGGCACGCCGCTGACGGCTCTGCCAGGCATGACGCCGGCAAAGGCCGAGGAATACAAGTACTTCAAGATCGTCACCATCGAGCAGCTGGCCGACGCGCCCGACAACCTGGGCCAGAAGTTCATGTCGTTCCAGCAGGACAAGCAGCGCGCCAAGGCGTTCATGGAAGTGGCCGCGAACAACGCGCCCATCGAGCGCATGAACGAGGAACTGCAAAAGCGCGATGCCGTGATTGAAGACCTCAAGACGCGCCTGGATGCCTTGTCGGCGGCTGCCGCCAAGACGGCCAAGCGCAACGTGGCGACCGAAGCCGCCGAGTGATAGGAGCAGGGGATGGCCTTCCAGATCGTCAACGAGTCAACGCTGTCTGCCATCGTGCAGAACGTGGCCGCGATGGTGGCCTTCCCCGTGCCTGCCGACCCGGCCGGCTCGGAAGACCCGGCTGTGCAGCAGATGGTGCAGGCGGCCAACATGGCCGGCAACGAACTGCTGACCATGTACGACTGGCAGGAACTGGTCAAGCGCCACTCCCTGACCATCCAGTCTTCTGAGGCCAACCAGAAAGAGCGCGCGTTCGACCTGCCTGAAGACCTGTTCAAGTGGGTTGACCAGACCAACTGGAACGCGACCACGCAGTTCCCGTCGCTGGGCCCGGTGTCGCCGCAGATGTGGCAGCAGCTGCTGATCCGCACGACGCTGCCCACGCTGTCGTTCTACTGGCAGGTGCGCGACAACAAGATCTACGTGTTGGCGCCGCCTAGTTCACCTCAGACGATGAGCGTGTTCTACCTGTCGGCAGGCTGGGTCCGCGACCAGGACGACACCACGCTCTACAAAAACCGTCTGACCAAGAACGGCGACGTGTCGCTGCTCGACGCCACCATAATCACCCTGTACACCAGGGTGAAGTGGCTCGAGATGAAGGGCCTGGACAGCGGCGCTGCGATGCGCGACTTCCAGATCGCATTTGAGAACCGCAAGGCCTCCGAGAAGGGCGCGCCCGTGCTCACAATGGCGCGCGACTTCCGCTTCCCGTACATCCAGCCGCTGATCAATACGCCCGACACGGGTATGGGGGCGTAAACCATGCCGCTGCGTCCAATGGCCCCCTTCAAGACGCCCAGAAGGGCTGCGGCCACACAGGTGGCGCAGCCGGTGGTGATCCCCGCCCCAACGGGCGGCCTGAACTACCGCGACCCCATCAGCGCCATGTCGCCTGCCGACGCGCTGGTGCTGACCAACTTCATCCCGCGCCAGCAGGGCGTGGAGTTGCGCAAAGGCTGGCAGGCATACGCCGACCCGGTTGAGGTCGATGACGTTGCCCAGCCTGTTGAGTCGATCTTCAGCTACAAGTCGCCCACCGGCGCCCATGACAAGGTGTTCATGGCCGCCAACGGCAACATCTACGACGTGACCGCCGGCGGCGTGCCGGTGCTTGCTGTCACCGGTACTGGCAGCACCGACGACGACTGGTGGACCACGCAGTTCTCGACCGCGGCCGACACATTCCTGTTGGCCGTGTCGCCTGGCGCCGGGTACTGGACCTACAGCACGACCTCGGGCTGGGTCAACCGCACGGCCACCGTTACCAACATGACGACAAGCGTGCGCACGGTGGCCGTGTGGAAGCGCCGCGTTTGGTTCACGTTCAAGGACAGCCCGAACGTGGCCTACATGGACAACGTGGACGCCATCACTGGCACGGTTACGTCGTTCCCGATGGGCTCGATCCTGCGCAACGGCGGGTCTGTCTCGGCCCTGTTCAACTGGACCATCGACGCCGGGTTCTCGGTGGATGACTTCCTGATCGCCATCGGCACCGAGGGTGACCTGGCGGTGTGGGAGGGCACAGACCCGACCAACGCGTCCACGTTTCAGATCAAGGGCGTGTGGTACGTGGGCCCGGTGCCCAAGCACGGCACCTACTTCACCCCGTTCGGCGGTGACGTGATGATCGTGTCCGAACTTGGCCTGGTGCCCTTGTCCAAGCTGATCTCGGGACAGTACACCCAAGACCAGCAGATGGGCCCCGCGTCCAAGATCCAGTCGGTGTTCGCGCCGCTGGTGCGCAAGCTGATCAACCAGAGGTACTTTGACGTGTTCGTGGTGCCGTCCTCTGAGGTGCTGGTGATCAAGTTGCCGGCAGACGGTGGCACGTATCGCCAGTTTGCCATGAACGTCACCACGGGCGCCTGGTGCGAGTTCCAGGGCATCCCAATGCGCAGCGCGTCGGTCATCGGTGGCGAACTGTATTTCGGCACGCTCGACGGGTTTGTCTGCAAGGGCCTGTTTGGCGACCGCGACGGCGTGGACAGCGTGGGCGCTGGCGGCAGCTACGTCGAGGGCGAGGTGCAGACCTCGTTCCAGCACTTTGGCACGCCGGCTCAGAACAAGAAGTTCGGCATGGCCCGGCCGATCTTCATCGCGTTGGCGCCGCCCGCTGTGAAGCTGGTGGTCAATACGCAGTACCAGTTCAACTCGGTGGGCGGCTCGCCGTTTTTCTTCACTGAGGACAACGGGGTGTGGGACGCGTCCGTTTGGAACGTCGCCACCTGGGTGGGCCAGANNTGCGCATGAAGGTGCGCGGGCTGCCGCAGACGGTGTTTACGTCTGCGCATTTGATGACTGAAGTTGGTGGGGTGATGTGATGCAACCAGGTGTTTTCCAAAGCATTTCCGATGTGTACAAGTCGGGCGACATGAAGGGCACGCAGGATCTGCTTGCCAAAAATTTCATTGGCCTGGATGACGCAGCCAAGTACTTCAACTTGAACGACCAGGACACGACGTTCCTGCGCGGTCAAGGCGTGACTGGCTACACGGGCGGCATGCCTGCTGGTTACGCCAGCAACCTGATCGGTGCCCTGCGTTCCAACGTCAATGCAGTCAACCCAAATACTGGGGTGAAGACGTGGGAGAACAAGGCCAATGGCAAGCCGCTGAACTTCACCAAGCGCCCGGCAGCAAACAACCTGAACCAAGTCACTCCGGTGCAAGGCTCGCCATACGTGCCGCCCACAGCGCCGCCGCTTGACCCAAAAATTGCCAATGAGATTGAACAAAGTTGGCGCGGCCTGAGCATTAACTCAGACCCAACCACTGGGTTGCCCACCAACATGAATGAGGTGGACATGGGTGGGTTGAGCGATCTGATCAACAAGAACCAAGTGACAGCCGACCAGGCGCGCTCGACGTATGACTTCAACGACGACGACATGCGTTGGCTTGATGACGTGTACGACGTGGACTTCTACCAGCCGTGGGAGCAGACCATTGACCAGTCGTTCCGCGCTGGCGACATGGCGGCCACTCAGGATGCAATCAACCGCAACCAGATTACCGCCGACGCGGCCAAAGATCAGTTCGACCTCAACGATGACGACATTAACTGGCTGATCAACAGCCAGGGCTATCAGTTCTACGACCCATACAGCGACATTGAAGCCGCCTACAAGGCCGGTGACTACAGCACCGTCAACTCGCTCAAGGGTCAGTACGGCATTGGCATAAATGATCTTCAGAGCAGGTTTGGCTTGAATGAAGCCGACCTGTCTTGGCTCGCTCGGATGGGGATCAATTGATGAAGTTGGTCACAGACCAACCAAACGAACCGCCGGTGATCTGGGAATGGATGCAGCGGCGCGTTGGTTTGCCTTGGTCGAGTGACCTGAGAACTATCGGCGTGATGCGCGACGATGGGACAATAGCGGCAGCGGTGGCGTTCAACTCATGGACGCACGAAAGCTGCTGGATGCATGTGGCGTTCGACAGTGCGCACAGCATGACGCGAGATCTGATGCGGGCTGCGTTCAAGTACCCGTTCAAGGACTGCGGCAAGTCGGCTGTGTATGCGCTGCCGTACAAGGACAACGACGAGGCCCTGCGCTTCATCCCGAGGATGGGGTTCAAGGAAATCGCGCAGACAGTGGACTGCGTGATGTTTGAGATGAAGGCAGAGGACTGCCGCTGGATTAAGGAGCACTGACATGGGTGGAAAAGGAAGCGCACCGGCCGCGCCCGACTATCTGGGCGCAGCACGCGAGCAGGCTGCTGCATCGGCCGAACTGACCAACATGCAGAACTACGCGAACCGCCCGACGATCAACACGCCGTTCGGTTCCCAGTCTTGGCAAACCAACGCGTCTATCGACCCGGCAACAGGCCAACGTGTCACGTCTTGGACGCAGAGCAACACGCTCGCGCCAGGACTGCAGCAGGCCCTCAACGACCAGATAAACATCCAGTCTGGCCGAAGCAACCTGGCCGGCTCGTTCATGGACCGGGTGGCAAGCGAGTATTCGCAGCCGTTCGATACGGCAAGCCTGCCCCAGCGCACCGCGGCCAATGCGCCTGGCACGCTCAACGCTGGCGTGACTGACTACACACCTGGGCTGATCACCGATGTGAACTCGCGGGCCAATCAAGTTGTCGGTGGGTTCAATTTCTCCGGCCCTCAGATGGCAATGTCTCCAATGACATCGAGCCTGGCCACCGGCGTTCAGTCTCCCAGCTTGAACACCGGGTTCAACGCCATGACCGGCGATCTCAGCCGACGTGTTGGCACTGAGGCTGTGCAGCGCGGTTTAAATGTCGGCGACAACCCGGCCCTTCCGCAGTTCGACAGCAGCTATCGGGACACCGTTGCCAACACGCTGATGCAGCGCATGCAGCCTGTCCACGACTACCAGCAGCGCCAGCTGGAAACTCGCTTGGCGAACCAAGGTTTCACGACTGGCAGCGAGGGCTACAAGCGTGCGCTTGATGAACTCGGCCAGCGCCAGGCCAGCGAACGGTTCAATGCCCTGGACACGGCTGGAAACGAGGCCCAGCGCCTGTACGGCATGCAGATGGGCTCTCGCCAGCAGGCGTTCAACGAGGACGTGACTGGCGGCCAGTTCTCCAACCAAGCTGCGAATCAGGCGTTCGGTCAGAACCTGCAGGCCGCACAGTTTGGCAATCAGGCCACCAACCAGGCGTACAACCAGGCGATGGGCGCAACGCAGGCCGCCAACGCCGCGCTAGGTCAGCAGTTTGGTCAAAACCTGCAAGCCGGCCAGTTCCAAAATCAGGCCGCGAACCAGGCGTTCAACCAGACCCTGGGTGCTTTCAACTTTGGCAATCAGGCCCAGCAGCAGGCATACAACCAGATGATGGGCCAGGCCAACCTTGCAAACCAGGCCGCAGGTCAGCAGTTCAATCAGGATCTGCAGGCGCGCCAGTTCAGCAACCAAGCGCTGGGCCAAGCCTCCGCGCTCGATCTGGCCGGCATGCAAGCACAGAACCAGGCCATCGCGCAGCAGTACGGTCTCAACCAGCAGTTCGCCGACGCGCAGAACCGTCTGCGACAGCAGGCGATTGCGGAGGAGATGCAGCGCCGCGGCATGTCGCTCAACGAGATGAACGCGCTGCTGTCTGGTCAGCAGGTCAGCATGCCGCAGATGCCGTCGTTCCAGGCCGCTGGCCGTGCCGAGACGCCCAACATCCTGGGCGCCACTCAGATGGGCTACGACGCCGCTTTGGGCGCCTACAACGCACAGCAGGCCGGCATGAACAGCCTGCTTGGGGCTGGCGCTCAACTGGGCTCGGCCGCGTTCATGTTCTCTGATCGCCGCCTGAAGTCCAACATCAAGCGGGTGGGCACGCACGCGATTGGCGTGGGCATTTACGAGTACACAATGATGGGAATGCCGCAACGCGGTGTGATTGCGCAAGAGGTGCAGGC